TAATTCCACTGACCAAACACAAGTTCCATAAACTCTTTCTTATCGTTTTCTTCATAAACTATTTTTTTCTTTAATGTTCCATCCTCTTGTTCTATTTCGGTTGGAACTCCTTTCCATTGTGGTACACCTTTAACTTTTTTAATGTGTTGTTTTTTGTAAGCTAATATCACACATTCTTTTGGGTTATAGATATATGGGCTTGATGGGCTCATCCAAGAACCCCAAGCCGTGGTTTTGCTTCTATGTGGTGATTGTTCTTCAAGGTCAACAATACCAAAGAAACCAAAACCAATCTCTTTCATGATTTGCCACATTTCAGACACAAAAAAGATACGTCCACCTTTTTTCTGTCTATTAATCTCATAAGGAATGTTAAGAGCAATTCTACCATCATCCTTTAAAACATTGTACGCTTCTGTTAACCAATTTTTGGCAAATACTTTATATTCTTCAAATTCAACATCATCCTCATGAACATCATAATCGATACCAACTCCGTAAGGTGGTGATGTTACAATTAAATCAATACAACCTTCGGGTAATGTTTTCATTACCTCAACGCAGTCTCCGTTTATAATTCTTCCAGTTTCTATCATTTTAAAATATTATTTTTATTAATTCATATATAAATCCCCACGTCAATAGTATTGTACCAATCATAATACATCCAAGTAAAATTCGATAACTTGTTTCAACGTTATTCCTTGATTTACCTTGGTATTCATTTGGGTCCCAATCTTCCATATCTAAAATGTTTGTGCAATAATTTGTGCCAATTTATAACCTGTGAACGCACCTATTGCGGCAGACCCCGGTAAAACTATAAATTTACCCAACATCGTTTCATACTTCTTTCTATTAACAATATAAGAAATTAATATATAATAGACAATATAGTTAATTAAAACTAAAAAGTCCAGTTCTTTTGCCGCAAATACAACAATAGAGTTTCCAAGAAACCCCCACATAAAGTTAATGAGGGTTTCACGGATTAATTCATTTGGTGTTGTTATTGCATCCAACACACTTATCTCTTTATCAAGACCTGTTTTTTTCAAGGGTTTCGATGTGGTGTTGGAGGTACCAGAGGGCTTTTCTGAGATCCTCAAGTTCTTTGTCTTTTCCTTTTTTTCCTGCACGTGATATATATTTTACTGTATTTCCTAAACTAAATCCTAAATCCCAAGCGTCAATCACTTTGATTGCTTCGTATGGGTTATCCTCCCCTCCGTAATGTTTCGGGTGGTTTACTTGTTCTATTTTAATTGGTGGGCACTGACAAGGTCCGGTACCACCACATATACATTCTTTATCCATTATTCGGCTTCTTCTTCTCTATATTCACTTAATAACTCATCGTTAGTTATAGTCCCATACTTCCCACTTAGACCTTCTATTTTCACATCTTTATTCATCATATCTCTCATTTCATATATTTGTTCGGCCGTTTTTAAAGATGTAACAATTTCTTTAATAATTTTATATGGGTCCGCGTTTGAACCAGGTCTACGGTCTTCAACATAACCTTTCCATTCTTTTGCCGTTTCCTGAGGAACCCTAATGGATGCTCCTCTGTCAGATATCCCCCAACTAAATTTATCAATAGATTGTGTTTCATACTCACCTGTAAGTCGTAAATTGTTATTAGAACCATAAGCTTTAATATGGTCTTCATGTCTTGAACCAAAGGAGTTGAATATAGATTCAAAAAATTTGTAACCTCCTTCATTTCTCATTCTATCATCAGAAAAATTAGTATGTAATCCTGAACCATTCCATTCTCCGTGAGTCAAAGGTTTTGGGTGTATATCAATATGATATCCATATTTTTCAGAAATTTTATATAGGAAGTACCTACTCATCCAAAGGTCATCACCACCTTTTAATTTTCCTTTTGAAAAAACTTGGTATTCCCATTGACCTAATGCCACTTCCGCATTTGTACCAGTAATGTTAATTCCGTATTCCAAACAAATATCTAAATGTTCCTCAACAAAATCACGACCAACAACATTATGCCCAACACCACAATAATATTCACCCTGACCCTTTAAAATATTTCTTTTGTGTCCTAAAATAGTTCCGTTAATCTCTTCACGAATAAAATATTCTTGTTCAAACCCAAACCATAAATCTTCTTGTTCTTCATTAAGTTTGGCCCTTTTATTGGTGTCGTGAGGTGTCCCATCAGGATTTAATACCTCACATAAAACATAAACTGTACTATTTTTTAAAGGAAAATTATTTCTTGTATAAATTCTGACCGGATTTAATAATCTATCAGAATTACCGGTATCTGCTTGATTTGTAGATGACCCATCAAAATTCCAAACAGGTAATTTACCTACTTGAACCGCGTCTTTAATTGATTCGTAGTCTACAATTTTAACTTTACTTCTAAGGTTTGGTTCAGGTTTGTAACCATCTATCCAAACATATTCTAATTTAACTTTCATTTATTTTGATTTATATAATTAATTATTGTTTCTTTAGATTCGCCACTATTATAAAGTCGATATACGGCACGAGAAAATTCGTCCGTAGTGAAAACAGCGTCGGCATTAAGGTATTCCATTATATGGTGTAAATTTTTTAAAATGTGCTCTTTACTGATAAATCTTTTATTGAACCCCATTTCTTTCTTTTTTAACTTCTTTTAAACTGTTGATATATTCTCTAACTTTTTTACCTAATTCCATGTCATTAGGGTATGTTTTTGTTAGTTCTTTTAATTTTTGGTAAACTTCAACTTCTGTCATATATAAAATATAAATTATTAATATTTTTTTGTCAAATCTTTATTCTTAATTAATTTAGACTGTATCATGTAGTTCATGACTTTTCTTTTTGCAATAGGGAGAAGTGTTTCTTTAAATGGAAATTGGTTGGTGTGATGTACTTTGAATAATATTAAATTTTTGTATGTGTCAGGATTTTTAATATTTTTTATTAACGGTCTTTTTATCTCTAAAATTTTTTTTTCAAATTCATCTTCATTACAACTACATATTTTTTTAATTATACATTTTGTTTCTATAACCCCTTTTTTGATTGGTTTAATTATGAATTCATAAAGATGATTATCCCCATTATCGGTAATGTAGAATAATCCCTGTTTTGGTTCTATATTTTTTACATTTTGTATTGGTTCTATAGATATTGAATCGTTAGCAACATCCCATAAGGCCTTTGCCTGATTAAAAAAATCTTTTATCCTATCATTAGAAAAAACACAAACTTTATAAATTTCTAATATGTCATCTTTAGTGAATAAAGGTAAGTTATTAGCAATTAAATCGGATATTAATATTTCATCATCCGGATCTTTAAGTGTTCTATTTAATGTTAAATATTGACCCTTTTCTGTTATAAGACTAATACTAGCAAGGTGTAATGATATTTGTTGGAAATTGGGGTAAAGCTTCAAATTTTGAAGTTGTTTATCCATTTTTTGTAAGAAATCTAATAGGACATATTGTTTGTGCTCAAAATCAATAGGCTCCTGAAATACCCAGTTTGTCTCCATGTAATTAAAAATAAGAAAATAAGTTGGTCTGTAAATAAATTAATTGTATCTCATTACAATATAGATGTGTCCATTGATATTATATTCTTCTTCACTTCCATCATAACTTCCAATAATATCGCCCCAACTATCATTTCTAATTATATAATCTTTAATAGCTTCAATATCCACAAAATTCAAAATTTCTTCGTTATCGAAACCTTGGTCTCTTAAAAAACTAACAAAATTATCTTCATTATCATCAACATATGAATCTATTGCTGATTCAATTTCATCTTCATCATAACCACCTTCAGGGTTTTCTTTAATATCCTCTATTATGGTATAGATATCTTCCATTTCAGAGTATAATTCTTTTGTGGTCTCACTATCTAAATCTTCACTTCGTAGTTTTTGAGATAATTTTTCAATTTTTTGTTTGTATACTGTAACAATTTTTTCTTGGTTGTCAGAAAGTTGTTTTTCTATCCCCCAATTTTCAGGGTCATCATATACTGACTCTGAAATATACTCACTTAAAAAACGTCTAACCGCTTCATTATCTAAGTTATCTTCCCAAAGCCAATCACTAAATGCCTCATAACCAAGTTCATCTATTCTTGATTGTATTGCCTCACTGGCTGCATATTCTATTTTATCTTCATTATAAACAATGTATTCGGATTCGTGTTTGTCATCACCTAACCACGTAAACATTCTACCACCATAGTGATTATATTTTTCAGGATAAATAAAATATTTGTCTTCAACTACTTCTTCTTCATTAACGCCATCATCATAGTAACTTATATCACCATTTTCATCTAAATATTTATAAAGAGCTTCAGTTTGATAAGATATTTCTTCCCCATTTTGAATATTCCAAGCATCTTTCTTTCTTAGTTCATCTAAATACTCAAATTTTTGTCTTAGTATTTCTCTTTTTTTAATAAGATATCTTTCACTACCATAATCAGAAACACTACGTGCTTTATTATCATCAAATACATCTACACTACTATGTTGGATATTTAAATTACCTTCGATTTTAGAAATAACGTTAAGGTTTTTGATTTCCTCATTATTAGATAAATCCAAGTTGCCTTTAATTATTATGTCTTTATTTTTATAATATCGTTTTAATAATGCAACATCACTGTTGAAGTATACCAAATTTTCTTTGAACTCTTCTGGTGTAAGTATTACAACGTTTTCAGTCTGCTCTTTAATTACCTTTTTTATTATCTGATTTAATGACATATGTTATAAATATCTAAAAAAAGAATTGATTTATTCGTAACCTCACATAAATTATAATAAAACAAAATATTTATATAAAAAATAAACTTTATAATAATTTTAATCATGGGATGCGGATGTAAAAAAGCTCAAGAGCAAACACAACAAGAACAAACACAACAAGAACAAACTCAACAAGACCAGTCAAATGCGTCACAAAATAAATAATTAAATTTTTAATCATGGGATGCGGATGTAAAAATAACCAGCAACAGACTCAAACACAAACTCAAACACAAACACAAACAAATAATGAGACCATTAAAAAGGCGGTTACAAAAATAGTAGAAAAATATTATAACAAGAAGTAATTATTTTGTTTAAGTGTTTAACTTAATTTTTATTTTCAATAAGATTAATTAAAATAAACACTAACAAAAATAAAATGGGATATATTGAATTCTACAATTTTTTAGATGGTAAAAATCTATGTAACATATTTGCAAACTTAATAGTAAAAAAAATAAACGAGGAACTTCCTGATGCTAAAACTGATATTTCAGTCGTTAACGTCAGGAATTTTTTTATTGTAAAAGGCGTAACGACCTATAATGAGCCATTAAACTTAGCGGAACTATTACAATCATTTTTAAAACAATTTGATGGGGAACTATCAAATAAAGTTAGAGTAATTGATTCTATACTCTATAATAAAGAATTAGACCAAGAACCATTAAACTTAAATTTATCATTTGATAAAACAATAGAAAAAATAAATGAATCTTTAAAAGAAGAATTAAACCAATATACAAAAGAAAAGATTTATTTTAATTTAAAAATACAACAAGAAACCAAACATATATATTACGATTGTCAACCTGAAAAAATTTCAACAGTTATTTCTATATTAGAAAAAAAATTTCCCGACTATACCTTAATAAAATCTGATTTTTCTCAGGAGATATATGTTTCTGAAAAGATTTATGGTTTATCAAATGAGATGAGACTATACTATTTTCTATTACGGTCAATAAAAAATCACGTATTTAAACTTGGTTTAGGTAAAAGAATGAGTATCTCTCTTTATTCTGACGTTAATATAAATAAAATGGATAATTTAAATGTTATCTTAAAATTAACTAATGATGACTACATAGTAAAAACGGATTGGTTGGAGTCTTTAATTTTAGATGTTTTCCCATTTGAATTTAAAAAATTAAAGGATATTTTCAAAGATAATTATTGTTTAGAAAATGAAATCTTGGGCGCCGAGACTAATTACTCGTTTAATAAACTAACTTATATCAATGATTTTGTATTAGTCTAAAAGATAGTTTTTAACTAAATCTACGCCCTCGAATATATCTTGAAAATCTCTATCGGGGGCTAGTAGTTGTACGTCATGAGCATTATCATCACCATCCAAAGTCAATAACATTAAAGCGGGTACATACTCATTTTCAACAACCTTTACAAATTCATCATATTCTTCTTCATATTCTTGAATATCTCTTTCTATGAATGTTATTTTATTTTTTCTAAGCTCCTCTTTAATGTGTCCACAGTGTGGGCAACCTTTCATTGTGTAAACTACTGCAATTTTCATATTTTATCTATTGTAAAAAATTTAGTTAATCCTGTTAATAATAAACTTATATTATTCAAATCAGATGTTAAAATAAATAGTTTATATGTTGATTCATTTTCTAGTTTTTGAAAATATATTAAAACGGGATTGGGTCCCCAACCAACACAACCTTCAACATAATTAAATACTCCCCCATCATAAATTGTTGATGTCCAAATAAGTTTATTCTTATCAATTAATAAGTCTAACCCATTTTTTGTAATATTTCTAGTCCTAATAATGTTAGGATAAATAGGAATCTCATATTTGTTTTTGAACAAATCAAAAACATGTTCAGGTATTTGTTGTTTTTTTTCCATATACTTTATAATTATGGTAATTCATCAATCCAGTCATTAAGTGGAATCTCAACTTGGTCTAATAATTCATTTTGCCAAGTTTGTAATTCAGGTGTTGATATATCCCATCTAGGGGTCATAGCAATCACTTTAGTTCCTTCATGTTCCAAACTTCTAAATGTTGACTCTTGTTCAATAACTTTACCACTACGATATTTCTTAAACATCTTTGGTAACTTTAGAGTTCCAAGTTTATACATAAGATTGATGTTAGCAAGTTGTATTTTAGCAACTTGTGAAAACTCAGTCGAAGGTAATTCATTAAACTTTGCTCTTTCTTGAACATTCAATATTTCATTTGTCCTATATTGATATTCTACAGTGATTCTTTCATCACCACCTTTGGATCCTTTACGAATTGAGAATATTAAACAATCGGCTCTTTCTGCATAAGTTCTAACACAATTTCGTTGATGTTGTGATTCTTTTTCGTAGTCTGATGTTTTACGAAGAAGTAATGGATAATATGTTTCACCTTCGTGTTCGATTGGTGTTTCTAAACTATCTACATCACCATAGTATCTTTCAACTTCACC